GTTTTCTTTTGTGTTTGCTAATTATTGGGAGGAGAAAAATTATGTCTTATTTGTATTCTAAAGGGAAAAGAGTTTTTGGAGATATCATTGGGGAAGATGATTCTGATGGCAACACCAAAATCGACTTTGAGGAAGATCGTATAGACCTACAGACGGGTGGATCTACTCGATTGAAAATTTCTGGGTCTCAGGGTCAAGTAACCTTTAATGAAGCGTTCACGTTCCCTCACTCAGATGGAAATAGAGATCAGGTACTTGCCACAGACGGCGCCGGAGCAGTATCTTGGGTTGATCCCGGTGGTGCCAGCGCCAATTCAGAAGTTTTAATGGTACACCTCTCTTCCGATTTTGCTTATGATACTTCCGGTGATAACGAATTCCAAACTGTTCCATTTAATAGTATTCTAAAGAGCACCTTTGGCGGTAGTGACTTTAATACTTCAAACTACACTTTCACGGCGCCGGAAGAAGGTTTTTATTTTATAAACCTTACCCTATATCAACAAAACGCAAATACTGATACTACTCAATATCAGGTAAGAATTTCATCTTCGACAGATTGGTCAGAATCATTTGGTGCCATCGCCTTTCGAAATATGTTTCCTGCAGCGCTTGGAACAGGCGTCACCGCACACACACATCGATTAGACCGAGTAGCCCACTTAAGTGGTAGCGATGAGGTGAAGATCACATTTAGAAATATTCGCACCGGAACCGAGAGTGGAACTAGTATCAGACACGAACCTCACCTCAGTTATCTCACCATACAAAAACTCTAATAAGCCATTTGTTCCTTTTCTTGACAAGAACACTATTTATTAAGAATAATAGTACTATTAGGAGATAATTGAATGTCGAGCATGTTAGAACAAGCAATCGTCGACGCAGCAGCGCTTCGAGAGGCAGCCTTAAAAAACGCTGAACAGTCATTGATTGAAAAATACGCGCCACAAATAAAAGAAGCTGTTGAAGCAATGTTGGAAGATACCCCTTCAAAGATGAAATATGAAGGTAGAGTCGTCGAGGTCGTCCACGGTGCCGATGCCTCGGGAAATGTTACTGTTGTTGAAGCTGGAGGGAAGCCTTTTGTGGTAAGCGAAGGAGAGCTCTCGGATTTGTCTGAATCAGACATTCTCCAAGAAGAAGAGATGGATATGGGAACTTCCGGCGCAATGGGCGGTGAATCACCCAACGCTACGATTACTGCTCCGTTTGCAGCTAATCCCACGACCAATCCAGAAACCCCAGTGTCTTTAAGTATTGATGTAGAGTCACTTGAGGGAGATCTCGAAATTGACTTGGCTCAATTGGAAAAAGAAATGGAAGACGAACTTGACGGCGCTTCTGCCGACGAGACCGACTTTAACTCTATAGAAGACATGGCGATGGACCTCGAAGGAGAAGAAGAAATCCTTGGAGCCCCCGAAGAAACCTCAGATGAAGAAGATCTTCAACTAGAGGAACTTCTAAATTTACTATCAGAATATAATACAGAAACCCTAGAGGAAAAGATTGGCCCAGGCGGACCAACAGGTGGCGCTCAAAAAGCAGGTTGGGTAACAACCGCATCGTTTGAAAACGAAGAAGAGCAAGACTACCAAGAGATTGCCGACAACCTTTATCCTGAAGAACAAGAAGATGAAGCCGAAGATGATGAGGATGACGAAGAAGGATATCCTGAAGCCGGCCGTCAACTTGAAGAAACAATTGATTTATTAATGACTCAAAACCAAAAACTTGAGTCAATCGTTTATAACTTAAGCGATAAACTGGAAGAGACTTTGCTTTCAAACGCAAAGCTTCTCTATCAAAACCGCACTTTAACAGATGCCTCCTTGAATGAGCGACAAAAAGATAAAATTGTCGAAGCCATCTCTAAAGCGGAGTCACCGAAAGAAGCCAAACATCTTTGCGAGACATTAAGGACGACAGTGGGATCAAAAATCAAAAAAGGTCCACAATCACTGAGCGAGTCCGTTAATCGTCAAGGGAATTTGTCTGGTATGCTTAATCGGAGACAAAACTTAAACGAAAGCCAAACTTCCGACCCTTTCTTTAGTAAGATGAAGAAGTTGGCAGGCATTAAATAACAATTATAAGGAGGTTAATAAAATGTCTATTGTACAAAAATTAACTGAAGGTATTGTAAATCGTGATATGTCCAAAGAAGGGGCTGCTCTTCTTAACAAATGGTCATCGACCGGTCTACTTGAAGGCCTTCAAACAGATCAAGCCAAGCACAACATGGCTAGATTGCTAGAAAACCAAGCGAAGGAACTTCTTCGCGAGGCAAGCACTATGTCAGGTGGAAACGTTGAAGGTTTCGCTGCTGTTGCTTTCCCAATCGTTCGTCGAGTATTCGCCGGACTGATCGCTAACGATCTTGTTAGTGTTCAACCAATGAGTCTACCTAGTGGCCTCATCTTCTTCCTTGACTTCACTTTTGGAAACCAAATCGGAGAGTCTGGTACAGCTGTGACCGGTCGTCTTGGTAACTTGGCTGGTAAGTCAATTTACGGTACTGACCAAGTTGGTGCTGAAATCACTGGTGGTGTTAACATTGTTGGCGCTGATTATAAAGGCAACCTTTCCGGTCCTCGTGACATGGTCGGTTATGCATATGCTGCTGCTACTGGTAGTAATGCCACCACCCAGATTGTTAAAGTTGCTTCCGGTTGTTTTAACAACAGCGGTATTGCTACTGTTGCTGCTGATGAGCTTACTTATCTTAAGGCTGATCCGGACATCATGGCTCTTTCTGGTACCGCTACCGCTTACGGTTGGGCTGCTTTTACTTGTGCTTGTGATACTTACTTGCCTGGTCTAGACAAGAGAAACATCTCTGCTATTACCGGAACTATTGGTTCCATCACTGGTATCACTGTCCCCGGCGCCGATTTGATTCGTCGTTTGACTTCTATGAATGCTGCTGGTGACAGTGTTACGTTTGTGGTCTTCGGAGCTTCAGGATCTAATGCTAGCGCTGCTGGGGTTAACCCACGAACAGTTGCTAATTCAACTCTTGCTTACTCTCAATACCCTCGTGTTGATGCGTTTGAAAACGCTACTCCATTTGGGGCTATTCAGGGAACAGTTCCTTGGCCTCTTGAAGACAATAAAGATATCCCAGAGATCGACATCAAGGTAGATTCTGTTGCTATTACAGCGCTAACCAAGAAGTTGAAAGCCAAGTGGACTCCAGAATTGGGTCAAGACTTGAATGCTTTCCATAACTTGGATGCTGAAGTAGAATTGACTTCTATTCTTTCAGAGCAAATTGCTTTGGAAATCGATCGTGAGATCCTTGCTGACCTTGTAAACGGCGCAACTGCTGCTACTTACTATTGGTCTCGGTCTCCAGGTCTTTTCTTGAATCGTGAAACTGGTGTTGAAATTGGTGCACAAGCCGTTGCCCCTGACTTCACCGGTACAGTTTCTGAATGGTATGAGACTCTCATTGAAACAATCAATGATGTTTCTGCTCAGATTCACAGAAAGACCCTTCGTGGTGGCGCTAATTTCGTTATCGTTTCTCCAGAAGTTGCTAACATTCTAGAATTCACTGCTGGATTCCGTGCTAATGTTACTGCTGATGCAGATAAAGGCGAAATCGGTGCTGTTAAGGTTGGTTCTTTGAACCGCAAATTCGACGTTGTAGTTGATCCTTACTTCCCACGTAACATCGTTCTTGTTGGTCGTAAAGGAAGTTCTTTCCTTGAAAGTGGTTATGTATATGCACCTTACGTGCCTCTACAAACTACACCAACAATCTTCGGACCAGAGGACTTCGTACCTAGAAAAGGTGTGATGACTCGTTATGCGAAGAAGATGGTTCGTCCTGATATGTATGGTCTTGTTATCATTCGTGGACTTATGGGTGAGGGTGGTTCCTAATCACTAGCTGATTAAGATCACATAAGATGCCCTCGATCTTCGGATCGGGGGTTTTCTTTTTGTAGACACTATTTAGAAAAGTCTAAGGAGATAACTATGGGTATTAAAAAGAAACGTATTAAATTAGCTTTAAAGCGAGCAAAGCGCCAAGCTGCTATTAACCCTAAGGTGCAAATAGAAAACTCTGTAATGCAAGAACAACTTAAGCAGGCGACTAAGGCAGAGCCTGCTGTTGAAGCGACACCGATTGAAGAAAAAGTCGAAGCTGCGGTAAACTCAAAAGAGGTCGCCCCTAAGAAGAAAAAAGCTCCGGCCAAGAAAGCTAAACCCAAAACAACTCCTAGACGCAAAAAAACCAACTCCTCCAAATGATCATGTAAAGTGGTACAAACCCTTGAGCAAAAAAGCTCGGGGGTTTCTACTATAGTAAACTATTTACAAAGAGCGGAGGAATAATGAATGGCTTTTCCAAGTTTAACCCCATCGTCGACAGTATCGGCAATTACACTGCCTGCAAGTGGCTCTGAAGCAAACGTAGTCAACTCGCTAGCGATTGGCTTTTATTCGTCGAATGCGTTCTTGTCTGGGGCCGCTGCGCAAGTTGCCTATACCTATCAGAGATTGGGTGGAGACGTTTTGGACATAGAGATGAAAGCCTCGAATGTCTATAACCACTATGAAGAAGCAGTGCTAGAATATTCTTATATCGTTAATCTCCACCAGGCCAGAAATGCCTTAGGAAGCGCCTTAGGGGGCGATACAGGCTCTTTTGACCACAAAGGGACCGTTAGTGGGACCGACAGTAAATCAATGAAATATCCTAAGTTTTTGTTTGACTATGCGTTTCGGGTTGCTGATAAGTTTTCCACAGAAGCAGTAGTTGGAGGGACTACCCCTATCTATTCAGCTTCATTTACGAGAGTAACCGATCAACAAGATTATGATTTACAAGAGATAGTCAGTGCATCAGCCGCAGCAGGCGGAGTACCTTATGCTAGTCTTGTAAATGATACCAAAGCATTGGCCCCTAGGATCAAAATTCGTCAGGTTTATTTTACAACTCCTTACGCTATGTGGAGATTTTATGGATATTACGGAGGCCTCAATGTTGTAGGTAATTATAATACTTATGGACAATATGCCGATGACTCACAGTGGCAAGTGATCCCTACATGGCAAAATAAATTACAAGCAATTATGTATGAAGACAATCTTTATACTCGTATTTCACATTACAGTTACGAAATAATTGATAACAAACTTCGATTGTTTCCAACCCCTAGTGAAGTTTCACCAGCGACTTATTGGTTTAGATTTAGCATCGCGGATAACGACCCCTATGCTACTGGTTCTTTTGACGAAGGAATAGACGGAATTAATAATATGAATTCTTTACCTTTCGAAAATATTCCATTTAATAATATCAACTCCATGGGGCAACAATGGATTCGGAAATTTTCTTTGGCACTTTCGAAAGAGACCTTGGGTCAAATTAGAGGTAAGTTTGGGAACTCTGTTCCGATCCCGGGAGATAATGTATCGTTAAATGCTACTGAATTGCTGTCTCAAGCAGCAACTGAGCAAACTACACTCAGGGAAGAATTAAACAAACAACTAGATGAAACTCTATATGCTAAATTAGCGGAGACCGACAAGGGTATGGTTGATAACACTGATGCCATTGTTTCCAAAACACCGCTAAAAATCTTTGTGGGGTAAATAAATGGGCAAATGGACACGACCAACGCAACCTCCTCCGCCAATGTTCCTCGGGGAGAAAGAAAAGAATCTTGTAAAACAAGTTAACGATGAAATCATCGAACGCGTCGTCGGGCAACAAGTTCTCTATTTTGCCATCAACATTGAGCACACAAACTACCATCCTCTTTATGGAGAGGCCTTAGAAAAGACTTTCCTGCATCCCATTAGAGTCTACGCCTTGGTAGATTACCAAGGAGTTGAAACCTCAGACATGGACAATTTTGCTATCGATAAAGCAACTAAAATTAAAATTAATTTTCACAAAAGACGCTTGACAGAAGATCAAAACCTATTTGTTAGAGAGGGAGATTTTGTTCGTTTTGGCGAGATTTATTATGAAATCGTTAAACTGATCGAACCAAAACTTCTCTTTGGCCAACCAGAATCTCGGTTTGAAATTCAAGCAGAATGTATAAGAGCCAGGGAGGGCCTATTCAATGCCGAGTGAAGAAATCGTACCTTTTGTCCCTTCGACACTAGAAACCATAGATACAGCAGTTTTTAAATTTGTAGATGAGGTCCTAAATCCTCACACTTTCACCAACCAAGGAAGGAAAAAAATTCCTGTTATCTGGCTAGGGACTGAAAGACCATACCAGATTAAGAACAATAAAGAACTTAGAGACAAGGTGGGAAAGCTACGATTGCCTCTGATTACAGTCACAAGATCTGGTGTTTCTCGCGATGATAATTTTAAGGGCTCATATCAATCTTATTTTCCTGGTGATAATTCTGCTGAAGGCGGCAGAGTGGCGATCACTCGCATCATCAAACAAGACAAAACACAAAACTTTGCAAATTCCGATGAAAACAAACGAAGCAAAGGCGACCCAACAAGGAGAAACCGTAAGTTTCCCAACAACAAAGTCGTCTACGAAACTTTGTTGATTCCCAAGCCCACCTATGTCACCTGTATGTTTGAGGTCTATATCCGAACAGAATATCAACAGCAAATGAATGATATTATCCCCGCAATGATTGTAGATCAAAAAAATGTTTCATTGATTGAACATGACGGATACAAATACGAGGCATTTATTCAAGATGACTATGCTTTGAGTAGCAATGCTAGCAATTTGGGAACAGAAGAGAGGGAGTTTACTGCCAAAGTAACCTTTAAAGTGCTTGGTTTCCTAACGGGAGATGGAACAAACCTCACAGAGCCTACAATTATCCGCAAACAAAACGCCGTAGACGTCAAGATTTCAAGAGAACGGGTAATTGTAGGGGATAAGCGGCCTTGGGCAAAAAATATCCCAGGAGATGATGGTAAATATCGAGAATTTTGACTTTCACATTTTATTAAACTATTTACTAGGAATAATAACGTATTGAAGGAGTATGATTAATGCCTACAAAATTTGATTTTCTTTCGCCTGGAATTCAATTGAGAGAAATTGATGAATCACAGGTCCCAGAAACACCTGAAAACCCAGGGATCCTTTTAATTGGAAGAGCAAGGTCGGGTCCTGCTATGAAGCCGATCAGAGTAAAAACACTCAATGATTTTGTTGAAGTCTTTGGTAACCCAATTGACGGCGTTAGACAAGATGACCCTTGGAGACAAGGAAACACTGGTGCTCCAAACTATGCTGCTTATGCAGCGCAAGCTTATTTAGCCGCAGGCGTTGGACCTGTCAAGTATGTCCGTCTCTTAGGAAAGAGCAAAGACAACGCAGTTACCGGAAATGACGCTGCTGGTTGGTATATGGGAAGTTCTTTTGGGCTTGCCGGTGCAGATGAAATTGATTATGGGGCAACTAGAGTTCCATCCAATGCCGCTGCTTATGGTCTATTCATTGTTCCTTCCGGATCAACTGAAACTGGTCAAGTTGCAGCGACACTTGCTAGTGCTATTACGGTAGCCAGTGCGACTCCAACAGCAGGTGACACTATCACCATTAATGTCCCCGCTGGAGCAGGCGGTGTAGGGTCTGTTATAATGTATATCGTAGCCACAAATGCCGCAGGTAATAGAGCATCTGTTTACGGCGCCAGTACAGTTAATGACATCACCGTTAGTCTCGCTGGTGGATCTTCTGCTGAGGAAATTCGAGATCGAATCGCGGATGCGGTGGCCGGTGTTGCAAATGCAAACGTCTCATATGGAACTGGATTACCGGAAGGAGTTGATATCGATTTTGGAAGTGCTGCAGCTAAAGGGCTCGCTTACGGCTTAACTGCTGCGGATGTCTCGACTGATGCGATCACTCTTACTGCTAATACCGCAGGGTCTATTGGTAACACAATAGCTCTGGCTACGTCTGCACCGGGTAATTTTACTCTTGCTGCAGCAACGCTCTCAGGTGGTGAAGACACCTTGGCCGCTGTTACAGGAACTCTCGCAGCAATTCTCTACTCTTCTGGATCTGCTTTTGGTGTGTCCGGATCATGGGTCTCTGCATCTGCAGCAACCACAAGTTTGAGTGCGAGTACATTGATGGGCGGAAACGCTGCCTCTTATGGAGTTAAATTGGGCTTAAGTAGTTCTGCTACAGCTGTTGATTACTTCGATGTTAACTTTACTGATTATAGTAATGGAAATTACATTCGCAATGTTCTTAACACAGACCCAACTAAATTCTTTAATAACACAAATTATGGTGAGACTGATGTTTCATATTTCCTAGGAGAAACCTTTGACGTTAATGTTGATCGTCTTTCGGGAAATGGTGCAGCAGCATCTTCTTACTTTTTTATCGCTGGACTTGGCGTCACGGGACTTGCAAATTATGATAATTTCCGCCAAGAATTAACAGCAGCCAAATCTGGATGGTTCATCGGAGCTAAACCAGAGCAAAAGTATTTATTCCGCTTGATTGCTTTGCAAGACGGAGAGGAATTTCAAAACAATTATTATTGCCGAATCAAAAATATTCGATTAGCAACAGCATTACAACCACGAGCTACTTTTAGTTTGGAAATTGTTAAAAGAGGTGGAACGGTTCTCAATGACACAACTGTTGAATCTTTCACTAACTTAACTTTGGACCCAGATAGTGAGAATTATATTGTTAAGAGAATCGGAGACATTTCAGAAAGCTGGAGTCCCTCTGAAGAGAAATACATTCTAAGTGGACTTTATCCTAACATATCTGATTTTGTTAGAATTGAGATGGCAACGAATTCAAGCATTGTTCCATCGGATGTTCCAATGGGATTCCTAGGACCAGTCAGGCCGACCACAGTTACTTTAGAGAGTGACACTGTGTTGTCTGCAACCTCTGGTTCTTCTTGGATTCACGGTTCTTCGTCTATTGCTTTAGGTAACAATCTGAATCACGGAGCAGCAGATGACTCTCCTATGATTGCCGGTTGGCCCACTGCCGACAGCCCGGGTACTCATGCTCACTTAACAGCATCAATTGAATGGCCAAAGTTTGGAATGACTACACAAAATTCTAAACTGGGAAGTCAAGACTACCCTGCAACAGCTAACTTTGGCTTGCGCCATGTTAAATCAACAAGTCTTGTTAATGATCAAAGTTTTGCAGATATCGCAAGAAGACGCTATAACATTGATCCGGATCTCGCAGAAGGTGCTGCGTTTGCAAACGCATCATTTGTTTTCACCTTGGAAGATATAGTTTCGAGTTCTGCAGGTGCCACAACTTATTACTGGAATTCTGGTTCTTATGAACTAAGCACTCCGACCTGGAGTATTGCTAAGAGATATGGTCTCGACGGAGCTAATGGTTTGGTCGATGGTAAAAAGATTAAACAATTTGCCGCACCGTTCTTCGGTGGCGCAGATGGTGTTGATGTAAGATATGCCGATCCATTTAGTAATGATCGTTTGGACGCAGGAACTACTCAATATCCTTATTACTCTGTTGAGCAGGCCATAGAAATGGTCAGCGACCCAGAACAAGTTCAATTTGATTTGGTTGCAAAACCAGGTCTTCTTAAAAGTGCTTTGGTAACTAAGATTGCTGATATGGCAACTACACGCGGGGATGCCCTTGCAGTTGTTGACATAAAAGGAATCTTTCAACCAAAAACTGATAACGGAGGAACTGAACAATCAGCCAATATCAATACTTTAACAACTCAAATGAATACAAATTATCTGATTGATAGTTCTTATGCATGCACTTATTTCCCTAATGTTCGCATTAAAGATACTTTAAGTGGAAATGGAACTATCCTTAAAGCACCACCTTCATTGGCAGGAATTGGAGCAATAGCTCAATCCGAAGCACAATCGCAGCCATGGTTTGCACCCGCCGGGTTCAATCGCGGTGGACTTTCAAGACTCGGAGGATCTACTGGTCCTATGGTAGTCGGAACCACAATGCATCTTACAAAAGATGATAGAGATGTTCTTTATGAATCGAATATCAACCCAATTGCTAGATTCCCAGCAACTGGTGACACCGTAGTGTTTGGCCAAAAAACACTTCAACAGACACCGTCAGCTCTCGACCGAATTAACGTTCGAAGAATGATGATTTATCTTAAGAGAAAAATTGGCGAAATTGCAGACACTATTCTCTTTGATCAAAATGTGCAAGCAACTTGGTTAAGGTTCAAGAGTAGAGCTGAAACAGTTCTCTCTGAAATTCAAGCAGAATTGGGAATCGTAGAATACAAATTGGTGCTGGATGAAACCACCACCACCCCTGACTTAATAGACCGCAACATTCTTTATGCCAAGGTTTATGTAAAGCCAGCAAGATCAATAGAATTTATTGCTGTTGATTTCATCATTACACGTAGTGGTGTAGAATTTTAATAAAATTAACTAATTAGAAAAACAGGAGTATTTAATAATGGCATTTTGGAATCAGTCATCCGCAGCACCGAAACGAAACTATCGTTTTAAGGTTCTCATTCAGGGAATGAACGGAGGTTCAGTAATTTGGTGGGCAAAAGGTTTTAAGACACCTTCATATGAAATCTCAGAAACTGCTCATGATTATTTGGATAATAAATATTATTTCCCAGGACGGTTAACATGGGGAGATTCTTCCATGACTTTAGTTGATCCTATTTCACCAATCAATGCGGTAGAGGAAACCAACCAGATTATTATTGGATCTGGTTATAAAGTTAAGAATGAGGCTGAATATGACACAATCAGTCGTCCGGCTTCTCATGGCGCATTGGGTTCTGTAGTTGTTGACATTATAGATGCCGAAGGCAATTCGGTTGAACAATGGACTTTGAAAAACGCTTTTATTAAATCTGTGTCTTTCTCCGATCTTGCATACGACAACGATGACCTAAGAACAATTGACATTACTTTCCGTTACGACTGGGCAACATGCTCAAGTGATGGAGGGACTACCGAGCAATTTAGCAACGGCTCATAATTTAATAACCCCCTGAGGCCACAATGACTTTTTGGGCAAACTCAAAATTAGAACCCAAGCGAAAATTTCGATTCCGATTTTCAACCCCGAGCTCTGCACAAATTGAAGGGTTTTGGTGGTTTGCAAAATCTATCGATAAACCCACTTATTCTGTCAATGGCGGAGAATATCAGTTAATAAACCACAAGTTTAAATATCCTGGGATTGCAACTTGGGAAGATATCAGCATTACAGTTGTAGATCCAGGTTCCGAGACAACGCTAGGAATCAGCCCCACTAAAGCTTTAATCGACGAACTGGAAGCTCGTGGTCATAAAACGAAACCCGGAGGATCTGGGATTTTTAAGCAAAGCCCTTCCTCAACGGACGGTGTGATTGATCAAATAGTAATTGAACAATTGGACTCCAAAGGCGCCCCTATAGAAACTTGGACTCTTAATGGCGCTTGGATAAAGAAAGTTAATTTCGGCGCTCTGTCGTTTGCAGACGATGACTTGGTCGAAATTGAACTAGATGTTTCATATGATTATGCAACTCTAGCAGGCAGTTAAAACTCACAAACGAGGTGAAATTTGAGTAGAAATAAAAATAGGTTGGAAGGGCACCAGCCAGAACATTCCGAAACGCCCCTTACATTTAATCCGTTGGATTTTGTAACCCCAACAGAATTTGTAGAACTCCCTTCCAGAGGGACAGAATACGCCGAAGGTCACCCTCTTCACAACGAAGAAGTAATAGAAATTAAATTTATGACCGCTAAAGATGAGGATATTCTTACCTCACAGCCGCTTCTCAAGAAAGGATTGGCAATTGATAGGTTTATTAAGAATATAGTGGTAGATAAGAGGATTGATTTAGATACTTTACTCATTGGAGATAAAAATGCGATCCTTGTGGCAGCCAGGGCCAGTGGTTTTGGGCACGAGTATGAAGCAAAAGTCAAGTGTTTAAACTGCGGAACACCAAATTTGTTAAATTTTGATCTGCATAACACCAAAGTCATAGGAACTTATAACCCGGAGCAGACCATGGTGACCAGAATCTCACCAGGATTGTATTCGACAAAGATGCCTTTGACTAAATTTACAGTTAATTTTCGACTAATGAACAGCTCAGATGAGAAAACTATAACGCAGGAGATACAAAAGGCTCCGGAAGATCGGGAGCAAAATCTATTGACGGGTCAATTCAAAAGAATTCTTACTAGTATTGAAGGACATGAAGAACAACACATTATTGATCAATACGTGGAAAATATGCCCACGGTTGATTCTCGACACTTTAAGACCTGCATTCAGTGGGTAACCCCTAATGTAGAGATAAAAGAAACTTTAAAATGCAAGAAATGCTCTGAAGAGCGGGAGGTCGACGTTCCTTACGGAACAACCTTTTTTTGGCCTGACCTCTAAATATAATGAAGTGGTTTACGAACAAATCTTTCTTCTGAAACATTTTGGTGGCTGGAGTTTTATCGAAGCTTACAATCTTCCGATTGGCTTGAGAACTTGGTTTGTGCAGAGACTACAAAAACAATACGACGAAGAGGCCAAGCAAATTAAAAGTGCAAGGAGGGGGTGAATTCTCTCCATTTTAATGGCATTTCTCGTCTGTTACTATTTATGAAGAAGACAAGAGGGTTATGTAGTGTTTGAAATCGATTTCTCAAAAAAACCTCTACTCAATGAATCAATTTTGAAGTGGTGGGGTTTCTGGAATAAAAAGTTGTTACGTCATATCTATGGCGATGATGTAAATGTGGTGGCCAATTTAAACGAGGAGGATGGGGAAGAAATCCATTTTTCGATCAAGGGTGACTACGAAGACGTTAAAGCTTATGCAACGGCCTTAAAGGCCGAATCTGATCACCTAAGAGCCTATGTTGATCACGGTAGGAATGCTGAGCAAACAAAAGAAGCAAAACACACGGCAGATGAAGCAGGAAAAGACTTCACAAACAGAACAGGTCTACCATGGCCATTTAAGGATTAATTAAATGGCATTAGACAAAAAAGAAGTTTTAGCTGCGATTAAAAAGTTAGCCAAAGACCCCAAAACAAAAAAAGAAATGCAACAGGCAATAGGGACAGATGGAAGTTCATCTATAGTTAACCCTAAAGAACTTGCTGATCTTAAAGAATATAACGATCTTTTAGCCAAAACAGCGGGAGCATTGGGAGATGTAGACAAAGCAAATAAAGCACGACTAGACTCCGCAATTGGAGAATTCCAACAGCAAATTCAAAGTAGCCAAGAATATATAGATTTAATCAAAAAAGCAGGAGGAGAAACTGCAGCCTTAGAGGAAATTAGAAAACATGGAACCCTAGCGCTTGGCGACGAAGGGGTGGCCCTAGACGCAAATTTACAACAAATAGCGAACAAAATTAAACTAGAGTCGGACCTCGCTGACGCACAGAAGAAATATGGTAGTGCACAAAAGAAGCTTCTGGGAGACATCGCAGATGGCCTTGGCCTCACCACTCGATTAGGAAATACCTTTTTAGGTCAAATAATTGACGTAAGTACAGCTATGGCAGAGGGCGGAGAAGAAGGAAGAAAGTCTGCCCTGGCCTTCAAAGAAAACTTTAAGTCTATCTTTAACTTTACTAACTTAGCGATGAGCATCCAAACGGGCATCATTGAGATGAGCGCCAAGTTGCTTGCGAGTTTAGACGAGTCCCGAGCTGCTCTTGCAGCGGCTACAGGCGCTGGTTATAAGTTTTCTGATTCGATGTTCGAGGCGCAGAGGAACGCTAACCTATATGGAGTAAGCATGGATGATGCTCAAAAAGCTACAGCGTCTATGGTAGCCGAAACTTCAAGGTTTGCAAAATTTTCTGATGCAACGCAAATTCAGCTTGTGCAAACCTCGGCAATGATGGAAAAATTGGGGGTTGATAGCTCAACGGCTGCTCAAACTTTTGAATTCTTTAATAACAATCTAGGAATGACAGCCGCAGAGGCCGATGATGCAAGAAAATCTTTAGCTATGCTCGGTAATGAAATTGGTATTTCTTCTGGTAAGATTTTAAAAGACTTTCAAGCGGCGCTTCCTACCTTAGCAGTCTATGGAGACAAGGCTGTAGACGTTTTTAGTGATCTGGCAGCACAAGCAAAAGCAGCAGGAGTAGAAACCCAGACTCTTTTGGGGATTACAAAACAATTCGACACATTCGCAGGAGCTGCTGAGGGAGCAGGCAAGTTAAACGCTCTATTGGGCACCCAACTGTCAACGACTGAATTGTTGATGATGACAGAAGATGAAAGAATGAAAACAATCGTTGACGCAGTGCAAGCCCAAGGCGTTGCTTTTGGGGACATGGACAAATACACTCAAATGGCCATTGCACATGCAGCTGGAATTCAGGACATGAATGAGGCCAATAGGATTTTTGGAGCCAGCAGTGCAGAATACGAAAAAAACAAGGAAGTTATGGATGCAAATGCCGATGCTCAAGGAAAGTTTGAAGCAGCGGTAGCTAAGACAGTACCCATAATGACCAAATTTAAACTATTAGCAACAGAATTGGTGGTTTCAGTCCAACCACTTTTAGAAATCTTAGGAGAATGGGCGGACTCATTCACCACGTGGCTACAAAGTTTGACCACGGGAGAAAAAGAATTTATCGCGACAAGTCTTTTAATAATTTCTACAATCCCTTTGGTAGTGAAAGCATTCGTTGCTCTTAAAGCTATTATGGCTGCTGCATCCATCACCGCTCCAGCCTTCGGCGCTGCCACAGCAACTGCTATTACAGCCATCGGAACCGCTTTTACGACCGTTGCAGCGGAGTTGACTGCTGTTGCCAGTACTGGTGTTGGTGGATTAGTTCTCGGAGCGATTTGGGCCGGTGGATTGTCCATTGTCCAGAATATGACAATTGCAATTGTTGCGATGTCTATAGCAGTCACAGCATTAGCAACCGCTTGGGGATTTGCTTCAACAGCCGAATCCGATTCGCGAGCAGAGATTGCCAAAGAGACAGCAGGTATGACACGAGATGCGGAGCATATGTTAGATAGTTTAGAAAAAATTGCAAACGCTGATTTTGGATCTGCCATGGCGAGCCTCTCAGGTCTTATTCAAAAAGCCAATGAGTTCGGCAATTTAGACCCCGAGGTCTCAGCTACAATAACAAATCTCGCCCTTCTTACAATCGGAAAGGCAAAAGATGCATTTTCCAATAAAGTAGTAACGGCCAATATTAATCAAGTTTCTGCCAAAGTCAACAACATTTTTAAAGGAATGCAGATGACTATTAAGATTGATGATAAAACTAGCCTAACCGGTTATATAGAGAAAGTGGCACAAAAACAAGTTCTTGGGGGAGACTAATAATGTCGGAAATAGATGCGGATAAAAACTATGCAAATGCCCAGTCGGCTTTTTTAGAATTTAAGCCTCTAAAAAAACACCGGGCTTCTACCATAAAATTCATGGCTTATTTGACTTCTTTCTCACAAACTTTCGCTAGTGATTGGTCTTCTGAACTTGTTTACGGAAGGGCTGACCCTATTGGAAACTATCAAGGAACACAACGTAACATCAATGTGGCTTGGGACGTTCCTTCCAACAACCTCAGCAATGCAAAAGAAAATTTTAAAAAAATGAACAGTTTGGTGGCGATGTTATATCCCACATATGCTACATCCGAAACCTCTGTAACAGTTAAAAGTGGTGATTCTGCGGGTGAAACCGTTCTCGTAGGAGGCAACGCTTTAGTAATTAGTAAACCTCCATTGATTCGTATGCGATTTGGTAACTTAATCCGTAACCACAAAAAAAATGGGTCAACAGGGCTGCTTGGTTTTATTGGGAATGTCTCATGGACACCCGTTTTGGACATGGGAATGTTTACGGGGAAAAAGGGAGAGTTTTATCCCAAGGTTATTAGTTTAGCCGTTGATTTCACAGTGCAGCACGAGCACACACTCGGTGAGTCTCCTGCGGGGGACACGCCAGTAAACTTTCCATTCGGAGGATAATGTAAATGTCAAGATATTCGGGACGACGAAAAGGTATTAACGAAGAAGAGATGTATGAAGACGTCCTTAGTAGAAGAGGGGTTAACCAAATTGTTCAATATACTACCCCGCGATTCAAACAAATCACTGATGAAGATAAATTAAGAATTCGCACTCAAGATTATACATGGAGATCCGGTGATAAATTTTGGAGAATAGCCACAGAAAACTATGGTGATGCCACTTTGTGGTGGATCATAGCTCAATTCAACGGTAAGCCAACAGAACAACATCTTGATCCCGGGGATATAATTAAAATCCCTCTAGAATTATCAATAGTCTTGGGAGTCTTAACTTGAGCCCCACAAAAAGCCAATTTAAGAATCAAGATCTTACAATAGATTTGAGTTGGGATAATGAACAGCAGAAAAATGAGTTCGACACCCAAATCGGAACCTGGCTTCAGTACGATTGGTTGAATGCCAAGGCCCTCTTAGGTCTCGGCCAAGGCGGCCCAGAACAAGCCCAAGCTGTAAATTATGTTTTGATGAAAATATGGCAATTAGCAGACCCTGCGTTCTATGAAGATAAAACTAAGCCCGACTTCGAAGAATGGCAAAAGACGCTTTTAAAACAACTGTTGGCACTTAGTATGGCGGATCCTGATTGGTGGGCTGAAGGAGATGGGACCAGGGCCCCCAAGGGTGTGATAGATATAACAATAAACTACACTTGGAAACAGATGTTATCAGAGACCATCTACGAATCCTCCTGGATCATGCCAACGATTTCTTCAGATTTGCAAATCCCTACTGATTTCAATCTGATCAGCTCCGGAAACCCCTACGACTATAATGCTCAATATCCGTGGCACGACAGGATTGGGTTAACCTCCGAGGGATTAACAGGCGCAGGAATGGCAGGTAAAATTCTTGACGTCCTGCCGCAGATTATGCAGAGATATCCCTCGATTCTTATGTCCAACCCAATCATCTCAAAAGTTATAACCGAAAACTATTCTTATAATAAGACACAAGATTATATGATTGAGAAGCTCAATGAAATTGTCAAAAAGATCGGATCGAATGAGATTTCTTTTGACATAGAAATAACAGACGATATCTATCATGCTACTTATCCTTTTTTACATGGAGAGCAAGCTCGCTGGGGTATGGGCGGCAAGGGCAAGTTCAGTGGGGAAATGAAGGAAGGCAACGTGGGATCAAACGTGTTTGCTTCCAATACTATAAAAGAAGTGACTATTCCTGCTATGTTTTTTCAAAGTGCAGACGGTGTAGCAATGACAGAAGACCAAGCTAAGGCTGACTCAACTATCTCTGATATGTTTCTTCAAAAAATTCGTTATAATGATTGGGTACAAAGTCCTGATGGCGCAACTATTATTAACCCTGGGCTTTATACTGCCAATCCCGACGGCGGCGGTAAAGAAGTTTTAGATCGCGATATTTGGAACGCCTTCATGGAGGAATTAAAAAATGAACAAGCGATAGCTTCCGGGACACAGTTGGTGGACTGGCAACCAAAAGTAGCGAATGTGGAATGGGGCTGGGAGAAACTGATTGACGATGTTTCCGGGTACTGGCCCGTCGCCATCCTCGCCGGCCCAATAGGGGCCGTGGTCCTTGGCTATGCCGCAGCAGCAACTTGGATCTTTGGCTCGGATCAAGCAGATGACTATGAAACCACCTTTGAAGAAAACATCAAAAAGCCCGCAGCGCGAGCTTTCAACAGAGCCTACACGGGTTTTATTCTGATGGTAATGGACGCAGCCAAGAAGTACTCCAAGGATAAAACCGAAGTCTATAACGTTCGAGAAATTTGGGAGAGTGTTTTTAAAGTCGACGAAGGGAATAACAACTGGAAGGATAAAAACCACCCCTTTTGGTGTTTACTCACTATGATCCTTGTCGACAAGGAAATGGGAAGACGATCGGGAAAATGGTGGGAGCTAGCAGGAGTAGCAAATAAATGTTTAACACGCGAAGACGGATCTGAGGATTGCGCGGATTTACAATATCGAGATTTAAACGGACAACTAGAAAAATATGATAAAGAAGTCGGAGCATGGAGTGCAGATGATGTTGCTGATCTAGAAGCGCAAATCGGAGGAGGGATGGCCGATGGGTTCCTCAATGATGAGGAGCAAAAACAGCAACTCAAATCTGATGCACTCACCGATGAAGAAATTGAAAACCGGAAAAAATCTTATAAGCAATGTGCCCTTATGTTAAAGGCTCACACTCTCAAAAACCAACTAGTCGATGATTTAAGCAGACAGTATAATAGCAACCCCAGTGATCCTCAAAACAGGCCTTTTCGAGGAAGGTTTTATATGGCAAAATGCCAAACTGACCAGGAAAGATTAATTGGTAATCTGGTTGCATCCCCGGCCGGAGCAGCATTTTTTGATGTTCCTCCTCAGGTAATGACATATTTGACTCCAAAATTACGCTTATATAAAGTGGAAAATAATACGGGCGGAGAGCTTATTGATACTGAATTTATCTTTAGCAGGTATACCGACATAAACAGAAAAGAAAATTATGTAAAGAAACAAGACACTTTTTTAGAGAGTGATTTTGATAAGGGCTCTGGTTGTGGAGTGAAAGAATTTAGTTGGGAATTTAATGGAACTAACCCTGCGACGGCGAGAAATGACATTAAAGCTAAACTCACATTATTCTTTCAATCGTTTAATGATTTTGTGAAAGCCAGGGTTGCTGCCAATGGCAAGGAGTATAGGTTTGTTGATTTAGTTATTCAACCTGCTCCTGATGGCAACAAAATCAATGGTGTAGAAATAGTTGATGTCAATCAATACGACCCGTCCTTTTATAGAATTCGAGCAGAGGTTGGATATTGGATCCCAAAAGATGATATACCCTGGAATGCCAGAGAAACACAGCGGCTAACCCAGGGCATTAAACAAACTAATCGATCCTTTTACCTTTGTATGGTCGACCACAACATTGATGTAAACAATGATGGAACCGTCACTATAGAGATTTCCTATAGGGCCTACGTAGAGACGGCGTTAAAAACATATAGGTTTGATGCCTTATCAACACCGGAACTACAACAGAAGAGAAAAGAAGCACAAAACACTCTCGCAGAGATGATTCAAAAGAAGTGTAACAAACAGGATATTAGAGATTATAAGGTGGCCATCGAAGCCATGGAAGAAGAATTAAGAAAAGCATCCCTGCAATCGATTATTCGTCGGCTTCTTCAAAGAGATAAAATCTATATAACAAAACTACAAGAAGCCCATAAAAACTTCTTTTTTACTAATGGGTATTTTGAAGAAGTCGAGTTGATCCCTATTAGTAATTCCACTCCTGCGAAAAGCGAGCAACCAAGCCCGGCTGAAAAACTAAGCTCAGCCGGTTCCCCAGACGAAGGAGAAATAGGGAAAATTTTACTAGAAAGTCAAATCCCTGAGGATGGCTTTGACTTTACTGATATGCAAAATACAACAATTCAATTTTTCTTTTTCGGAGATCTCTTGGACACCATCTCGGACACCTTATATGAGACCGACGGCATAACCCCAGTTGAATCGATGGAAAATACCAAATATATCTTGGGAAGTTTTGATTTTGATGCTTACTTGGGCGACGCGGCAAAGAATGACAGTGTTATGAACATTGCCCAAATTCCTTTATCAGTAGATTTTTTCAGTAATTGGTTCGCGGAGAATGTTATTTCACAAGGAGACACGCGAAAGTCTTTTCCGATTATTGAATTTATTCGCAACCTATCAAATAGCGCCTTGGCACAATCTCTTCTAGAGACCTGTGTCAATCGCAAGATAAAAAAGACCTTAAGGTTCACCACAGGACAAATTAGTGCTTATAGTACAACAAACCCTCCTTCAGATCCAATGAAAGAAGCGTGGGAAGCAAGCGGCAGAATGATACTTCTCAGCGACAATAATCCCCACCTTCCTTTGATGGGAGATTCCGAACAAGAAGGAAAAGATAAATCCAAAGGTTTCTTTAATTACATTACTTTGAACGTGCTCGGCAGTTCACTAACCTATACAGGTCATGGTGATTATGTTGATGACATTGACAGTGGCCGATATCATGTAGACATCGGATCCCAAAAGGGGATTGTAAAAACAGTGTCTTTTGAAAAGCCCGATATTATGTATATCCGGGAAGCACGTTTCATGCAACAGGGAACCAATGGATTGTTACAGCTATCGGCCGTGTACAACGTCAATCTGGAAATGTACGGCAACACTTTGTTCTACCCGGGAATGGAAGTGTTTGTAAATCCCTTCGGAATGGGTGGGACTACTTTAGGATCTCCTACTCGAGGTGCTGGTTCTGTCGGTGGAAGATCATTAGCTAATATCCTAGGTTTAGGGGGCTACCATACCATCACCCATGTAAACAGCAGTATTGGACCCGGTGGATTCAAGACATCAGTTAAAGCCCTACAGTATTATAGTGGAGATGGATCCGGAAACCCCAATTTGGTTCAAAGAGGGGTGAATGTGGATTTATCAAACATTTCAGAGACTCAAGAGCCCGAAGGAGATGAGGCCAAGGAATTCTGCAGAGGAGCCTTAGCTGAATTAGCCGACTCTTGGGACACTGGTCTTGACGGATCCCGTCTTGAAGATAAACCAGCCCCGCCAATCAACCAACCCAGCTCCGGCGGCGGCGGCGGTGGAGGCGATGGCGGCGGAGGCAACTTCACTCCTGCAAACAACACTGAGGTCGTTCCTCCGCCTGTCCGGGGCCCTAACATTTTTACTTTCCAATACGAAAACGAGGCCGTAGATTTGGCTGAGATAGATAAGTTAGTGACCTTTGAATATGATGGCGTCGAACAAGCAGGTGCTGGAAAGCCAATGAAATTTACGCTAAATGGCACCTTGGTAGCTGAACTAAAGAAAACAATAGATACCGATGAAATGGAAGAAGCAGTTCTCACAGTTTATGTCGAAGGTGGCTGGAAGGAGTATAAAGCATATGGTGCTGCAATAGATTTTCCAACTCTTGAGGAGTTGGAAATTAACGACACAGACTTATCTCCAGAGGACACAACCTTAGATAAACAATGGGATGTTAAAGGAACAATGGAAGAGCCACCAAAGCCTCCTCCAACCCCATCACAGCCGCCTCCACCTCAAGTTGATCCCACAGCCTTGGAAGGCTCATATGATGCAGATCTAGTGCTGATCTTAGGGGACAGCCAATCAACATCAGGGAAAACCATGGGTGGCTTACTCGAGAAACACCAGAAAGACACGTACAAACAAACGGTCATCGGCGACAGCCTCAGAAAAAGCAGTAAGTCGGTAAGCTGGTTCTTGAAAACCACTCAGAAAAATCAGCTTATCAAATATCTAAAAACTGGGCCTTCCTCAATTTTTATCTTTTTGGGTGGCAATGGCGCAACAGCCTCAGACGCTAAAAAATTATGTGACGTAATTTACACGTATTCCTCTGAGGCAATGGTCTTCTGGGTGCTCCCACCACCTCCAGCCAATAAGACACCGTATGGGCAAAAGAAAGGGCAATATGATGCGAGGAAAAAGAAAGGTGCTGCGATCCGAACAGGAATAGGACAGAGCGCACTCAGGGATGTCCAGATTTTTGATCCTTATCAGGCTGCCGGTTGGGACAAGCAATTCGATGCCGCCTCCCAAACCTACTTTGGAAACCCATATACAAATTATGATGGGGTCCATGCCTATGGTGAGTCAGCAAAAGACTTGCTGAAGCAATTTAACTTGATCGATTAACCGGTGGAGATATAAAAATGCCTAAATTTTATGGAAAAAACTCAATCAAATCCACTCGTGCACTCGCTGGTACGCGAGTCAAATATAATTCACAAGCCTTCGGGGACAATCCACCTCAGGTTGTAGATTTTAATTTCGCCGAGCGAACTCTCTATGGGCGAGTAGATAGGTCTTTAACACCTGTAGTTCCTAAACTGGAGAGATTAAAAGTGGCAGAGAGTAATGATGCCACCAGCACAGTTGTGCTGATGAATTTTGTTGCTGATCAATTTCGAGATTTTAGTGCACACTTTAGTAATGCTATAAGAATGGGGCTGCTTCCAAATGATGATCCTATTTTTTCAAATATTCAGGCTAGGCGTGGTTATGAGGATCCCGAAGATCTGTATGATTCCTACGTTGACGAAATCTTTGGTCTTTATTCAAATCAATTCTTGACAAAATATGCCCATGATATTAATAGCTTTGATGACTATTTGACTTATTTCCCCCAATTTATGAAAATTATGAGAGACGGAAGTCCAGTTACTTATTCGGGTTTTCAAAAGTCTAATAATAGTTCTATTTTTACTTCTGCTCTGGCTGTAGACATTGCAGGTCTTTCATTCTCTAGTGACCTCCAAAAAGAACAGCTGATCTTAGATAGCCCTTGTTTACCATTTTATTTAAATTTAGCAAAACAGTATGGTTTTTCTGTGAACAAACGAAACCCGGGGGTTCTTATTTCCGATCTTCAAAGTCCAGGAACAGCACCTTATAGAGCCAAGATAGGTCTTCCTTCTATCAACGTTATCTTCAGGCAACAATTCCAGAGAACACTGTATCAAGACATTCCAAAATTAACCCAATTATTATTAGATGGATATAATTCTTTTATAAGTTCCAACTATCTTAAACGAACTTTTACTGTTTGTGAAGCTAAATTATCATCAACAATCACAACCAGGGATTATATAACAATGAATAATATAGAAGGTATATATAATAATAAAATTATTAATTTATATATACATATAAGAAACATAGAAGAAAGAAATCCTTTCAATATGACACGCATTAAAGACTTACAAAAGAATGCTATCTTAATGAGACAACATTCGCAAGGGAAAATGCTTCGGTTTATTGATGATCAATTCCGCTCTAAATATAATCTCAAAGATGGTAGTTTGACTTATTATGATAAAAAGTTCAAGAAAATGCTTGACAGCAAGCAGTAAACAGGCTATATTATAAGAGACAATGAAACACTGGAGGACACATGGTATTTCAAGTCTTAGACAACAAGCAAGACTGCATAGGGTTTTATGCAGATGGAGAGTTTAATTATGAAAAGAATTTTCAAGATTTCGATAGCACTTGGGGCTATTCTGACCATCTTAGGGATAAGTTTATTCACTACGGTTACCTTTGGACTGGCGGTCAATCTATCAAAGATTGTTGTCCAGAGCATTTAAAAATTAGATTTGAAGCTTATGAGAGATCTATCAAAGCACACTTTAAGTCTTTCCAGATAGCTCAGATAAATTTTGATGATATTTGTTTTTATGACTTGGTTCCACACAAAATACTCCAGCATTATTTTGAAGTAAAAAATGAAATTTGCGATTGGGTTTTCGAAAACTTGGAGAAGCCAAAGAACTATTCTTTTCTTCATGACTCTTATATAACAATCCAAGACATTAGTAAAAACAGAGTGAACATAAACCTTCACAAACTATATAATTGGGCCAAGACCGACTTAAAAGCAAAACAACTGTTGTCATGGCTCCAATCAAATCCAAATCCCATTGTGAACTATAATCTGTTCGGTAGTAAAACCGGACGCCTCACAACCAGACCAGGAAGCTTTCCCATTATGAATTTAAAAAAAGAATTAAAATCAGCAGTAGAACCTAAATGGGATTGTTTTGTAGAACTCGACTTCAACGCTGCTGAGATAAGAACCCTGCTCTCCCTCTCGGGAGAAAGCCAACCACAAGGAGATATACATGAATGGCATCAACAAAATATTTTTAAAGAAGAAATTGATCGTGACGAAGCAAAGCAAAGATTCTTCGCGTGGCTCTACAACCCCAACTCCCAAACACTCGAATCCAGTCCCTACGACAAAGAAGCCATTTTGGGACAATACTACCGAGAAGAAAAAATACAAACCAGATTCGGACGACAAGCCGCCTGCGACTCCTTCCACGCCCTCAACTATGTGCTCCAGTCACATTCCAGTGATAATTGTCTGGAACGGGTCAATAAGATCAATGTATTCTTAAGGGACAGGAAAAGTTATGTCGCCTTTACTATACACGATTGCGTTATTATTGACCTTCATCGGGATGATCGTTCTATTATTCCGCAGTTAAAAGAAATTTTCGAAGATACTCGTTTGGGGAGATTTCCCTCTTCTTGTCATATAGGCAAAAATTTAGGGGAAATGCAGGAGCTTAAATGGACTTGAGCGAAGGGGATTTGGTTATTACTCTTCCAAGAATAGATCAAATGAGATCACCTGCCGGAACAATAAAGGCAGGACTGGTGGGAGTGGTGGTAGAAACAGAACCAAAATTTGATAATCAAAATGTTTATGGAGTTCTTATCGATGGAAAGGTTTACTATCTCTTCCGTGATGAAATAGAAAAAGTGGAGAAAAAATGATAATTGTAGGACTTGGAGAAGGCGGATGCAACATTGCAAAGTTGTTTAAGGTCCATGATCAATACCATGTGGAACTTCTTGATGAAGGAAAAGGAATCAAGAAACAAGACACAGTTGAAGCGTATGACTCAGTGGAATACAAGCCTCGTAAAAAGGCTATCAAATCGGCCCGTGAGGGCATTCTATTTGTTTGTGGTAGCGGTAAGGTTGCTGGATCCACGCTGCGCATTCTAGAGGGCCTCAAGCACGTTAAAATGACGGTAGTCTTCATTGTGACAGACTTGGAATATTCTTCTGAAGAAGATAGGTTGAGAAGTCGTGTACATTTTAACGTCATACAGGAATATAGCAGATCTGGACTGATTAACGAGGTTGTGCTCTTGGATAATAGATCGCTTATAGACTTGGTAGGACATGGGACTATCTATGATTACTTCACAAAGGTCAATCATTATGTTTATTCCGCCATTCATACATTGAATTATTGTAAAAATGTAAAGCCTGAATTCGGAAGCCTTCATCGTCCCAAACCAATCAGTCGTATCACAACACTGGGCCATGGCCTTTTAGAAAAAAGTGAAGAAAAACTATTCTTTCCACTTGACAACATCACTGAAACGAGTTATATTATAAACATAAATGAGGAAGAGCTTGCTAATGACATTTCTGTCTTGCCTAACGTAAAAGCTATGGCTAAAGAGAGTAAAGATTTAGGGAGAGAAACTTCATTTGCAATTTGGTCAACAGAAGAAACAGAGAGTTACTACTATACCAAACACTACACACATTTTATACAGGAGAAAAAATGAATAACGTAATTGATCTTAAGAAACCAGATAGGCAAGAAATCCATGACGATATTATTGAAAGAATCGGATGGCAAGAAACAAAACCAAATAGGGACACTCGTGTTTGGGTTAACGATCAAATTGCCCTGTGGGCCAAAGCAGTTAGGCCTTCGCAGGATGTCACAGGTTGGTCTGTTTATAAGGTTTATAGTACGCTTTTGGGAGATAAATTTACTCCTCAAGGGCACAATAATCAACCAAGAATAGAGAACCTAACAGCTATGAGAGATTTGCTAGTAGAAATTCAAGACCACCCTTATGATTCAATTAACATCAGAAGAGTTAAAGAATTTCAAGCCGCAGGAATAAATTTGTCGTCTATAGAATTTCCAGATGGAACAAAGTATAATTTTGTTCCAGAAAAAACTTGACAGCATAACCTTGACGGGTTATATTATAAACATAATAAAAAGCAAGGAGATAACATGCTTAGTTTAATGTTGCTCACCATCATTGGGTGCGGCGAAAAAGAAGATGACACTGCGGAAGCAGTTGTCGAATCCCCCTCGGAGGGATAAAAAAAAGTATTGAAAAATACTTGACAACATAACCTCAACGGGTTATATTATATATGTTCAATAAAATCAAAATATAAGGAGGAATTATGAACATCACACAACAATTTACGGTATACACTGGAACCTTTACAAACAAATCAGGGTTTCAACGACAAATGAAATTCATTAAAGTTTCAGACTTTCCATCATCTGTAACAAGCAGATGGAAGAACACNCGTAATCTTAAAAANGGCTANGAAACAGTTTGGGATATAGATTTGAAACAGTATCGTACCTTCAATTATAATACTATGCGCGGGNNCTTGTCATCCGCTACACAAAATGTTACAGTAACGGTTTAAACAGACTGTCTCAGGGTTTTTGTTCATTTTCCTTAAAAAAATGTTCACTTTTTTTCTTGACACGGTTTAAAATACGTGTTATATTATAAGTATGAGTTGATTTATATAACTTAAAATAAACCGGGAGTAAGGTTAAAACCCTGCTCACCTTAAAATAGCAACCATAGGAGAACTAACATGGCTATTAATATAGAAGCGATGCGTGCCAAACTTAATGCATCTAAAAATGGCAATAAAGGTCAATCAAATAATACGAAATGGCGACCAACTCAAGGAGACCAAACCATTCGTATCCTCCCTACAGCGGACGGAGACCCCTTTAAGGAGTTTCATTTCCATTATAATGTAGGCAAAAACCCCGGAATTATGTGCCCTAAACGAAATCATGGAGAGGACTGTCCAATTTGTAACTTTGCGTCCAAGCTTTGGAAGCAAGGTGTAGACAATGATGATGGAGCTCTTAAGAGTGAAGCGAAGAAACTGTTTGTTCGTAAGCGTTATTACTCACCAATTATCGTTAGAGGCAAGGAAACCGAGGGTGTAAAAGTTTGGTCTTATGGGAAGACCGCGTATGAAACCTTGCTGGGTTATGTCCTCGACCCTGACTATGGTGATGTGACGGATCCTGAAACCGGAACAGATATTGTTCTGAACTATGATGTGCCCGGAACTCCGGGGTCTTTCCCTAAGACTATTTTAAAACCTCGTCGACGCCCGAGTGTTCTTTGTGACGAAGCAATCTCTGATTGTAATGATCTGTTAGAAAGTGTCCCAGACATTGGTGAACTTTTTGATAGAAAAACAACAGAAGATGTGCAAGCTCTCCTAGACGACTTCTTGTCCTCCGAGACGTCTTCTGAAAAGAATTCAAGTGAGACCACAAAGTATTCCAAAAAGAATTCTTCGGGTATCGACGAGGCCTTTGATAAATTCATGAGCAACGATTAGTTGTAGTCCTCCTGTGTTGAAAGGGTTGCCGTCCACCCTATTGAAAAAAGGACGGCATTTTAAAAACTATTTACAAGGAGACCAAATTGGGGAAAGTAATTAAAATGAAAAAAACAAAACCAGGAAAAATTGATATTAGTGCAATGAAAAAGTTCGTCAACAAACAAGTTGGAATTGACATTGCTCATGACCTCCGTCAGGATAACCCTACGGAAGTAAAGACTTGGATCCCTACGGGATCTAGATGGCTTGACTCTATTACAGTTAGAGGAAAGTATGGTGGCATTCCCGTTGGGAAAATCACCGAGATTGCTGGACTGTCTTCAGCCGGTAAATCTTTTATGGCTGTTCAGATAGCCGCCAACGCTCAGAAGATGGGCCACACTGTGGTTTACTTCGATGCCGAAAGTGCTATTGACCCACAGTTTCTTACAACTGCCGGAGTTAATACAGATGACCTCTTGTATATACAAGCGATCTCTGTGGAGAAGGTTCTCGAGACTATCGAGGATCTTATGGGAGAATATCCTGAGACTCATTTCCTTTTCGTTTGGGACAGCATCGCTGCTACTACATCTGAAAAAGAAATGGAATCGGATTTCAACCCTCAATCCACAATGGCAGTTAAGCCTCGCATTTTTGCCAAGGCTTTTCCGAAACTTACAATCCCCCTTGCTAATCAGCAGTGTACGTTGATCTTGGTTAACCAACTAAAGACCAACATTACTATGAATGTCGCCGAGGCGATGACTACCCCATTCATTGCCCCTGGTGGTAAGGCCATTGAATATTTCTGCTCCCAACGTATTTGGTTAACAAAGCGAAAGGCTAAAGCAGGATATGTTACGGATGACTCTGGTTTGCGAATTGGCTCTGAGGTAAAGGTCAAGATTGAGAAATCTCGATTCGGAACCGAAGGGCGAACTTGTGGGTTCAAAATCCTGTGGGGCGGAGAGGCGCGGATCCAAGATGAGGAATCGTGGCTCGAAGCCCTACGTTTATCTCAATCAGACCGATATCGGGTAGGAGGAGGTTGGTACTACCTTACCGACTCTAAGGGTAAGGAGCATAAGTTCCGATCCTCTGCTTGGTTAGATAAATTAAAGGATCAAAAGTTCAAATCTTTAGTCTTTGAGATCATGGATGAAGAGATAATTAAGAAATTTGACACCGAAGGTAAGAACTTCAACGTTGAAAAAGAATAAAACACCGTAAGTTGTTTTTGGGTGGCCTCCACACTGTTAAAGGTGTGGGGGTTTTTTATTTATTTATTTGACAAAAGACAAGGAACAAGTTATATTATAAACATAATAGGAGGACACTATGAAAAAGATTTTAATTAAACATGAAGGTATTCAGTTTTATGGATACCTAGTAGAAGACTTGCCAACAAAATTTAGAGCACTCAACGAAAGTAAATTAGTAGAGTGGCATTACCCCAAGGCAACTCACTCTTATAAGATCGTGGAGGGCAAATGAGCAAAGTAATGTTTATAGANGGACTGAATATGTTTATCCGCAGTTACATCGTGAACCCCCAAATGGATAAGCACGGAAACCCTATCGGAGGGTGTATAGGTTTTTTAAAGTCTCTACAGAAGGTTTGCCGGAAGTTTAATCCTCAAGAAGTTGTAGTTGTCTGGGATGGACACGAAGGCTCCCAGCGCAAGAGAGCCCTAAATAAGGAATATAAAGAGGGTAGAGCCCCTATACGGTTTAATCGGAGACTAATCCAACTAGACCCCAAAGAACAGGCGAAGAACAAAGCCTATCAATTGATCAGGTTAATGGAGTATCTGAATGAGTTGCCGGTTATTCAAATCACAATCGACTTTGTTGAAGCCGACGACGTTATTGCATATGGCGCCCGGCACCTTATTTATGGATTCTGGGAAAAAATTATTGTATCTTCTGACAAGGATTTCTTTCAGTTGTGTGATAAGTACACTTCCATTTATAGACCCATCCAAGATAAATTGGTTACAAAGCAAACCATTATTGACGAATTTAAAATTCATCCCAATAATTTTGCCCTTGCTCGTGCAATTGCTGGAGACCCGAGTGATAACTTACCAGGTGTGCCNGGCGTTGGNCTGAAAACAGTTGCTAAAAGGTTCCCNTTTTTGGTTAATGAAGAGGAATCTACTTGCCAAGAGGTTGTTACAAGCTGTGCAATGCAAGGAAAAAAGCTTAAATTACATGAAAACATTATCAAGTCTGCTGATTTGGTAAAAAATAATTATAAGATTATGCAACTCTATAATCCTAACATACGTCCGGTCAATAGAATATTTATCGATAACGCTTTAATGAGGTTTGAACCTGAGTTTTCGAAGTTAAATTTTACTAAAATGTTATTTTCTGACGATTTGTCATATATCAACTTCGAGGAACTGGCGCGGATAATGAAAAATATAAAAAGGACATAAAAAAACTTTGACATTTTAGAATAAAACAGTTATAATTATAAAACACCATGGAGGACACATGACTATTAATAACGACCACGAAACTTTTTTACGCTTTGGGAAAAAATTCCAAGAAAATATGTGCCAACTTATGTTGGAAGACAGACCCTTCTTTGACCAGATCTCGGAGGTTTTAAAAGTTGAGTTCTTTGAACTCAAATATTTGCAGATTTTTGCACAGACATTAATAAATTACAGATCTAAATATAATACACACCCAAATCATGAAGTTATGATGGCTATTCTCAGAACTGAGTTGAACCATTGCGACGAAGCAGCGTCAACACAGGTAAGAAATTACTTTGCAAGAATTATGAAATCAGAAGGTGTTGTAGAAGCAGAATATATTAAAGATAAATCTTTAGATTTTTGCCGAAAGCAAGTCCTAAAAGGAGCGATGATGCAATCTATAAAACTTATCAAGTCTTCATCATTTGATGAGATTGAAAAGGTTATTCAAGAAGCATTAAAGTTAGGAACGGATAATAATTTTGGTCACAACTACCACTTGGACGCACTCAAGCGTTTTGAGTTGATTAATCGTGCTCCTATCTCAACTGGCTGGGGACGAATGGATGAAATAGTTAAAGGAGGGTTAGGTAAAAATGAATTGGGTGTTGTTATTGCTCCTACTGGTGCTGGTAAGTCAATGGTTCTGGTCCACTTGGCAGCAGAAGCTTTGAAGCAAGGTAAGACTGTTGTTTATTACACTCTAGAACTCAAGGACACTGTCGTTGGCGGTCGCTTTGATTCATGCCTGAGTGGCATCCCTCTTAATGAGTTGTTAGATCGTAAGGATGAGGTTCTTTCACACATCGAAGGGATCGATGGGACCTTAATTATTAAAGAATATCCCACAAAATCAGCATCAGTTCAGAACATTAAAAATCACATTGAAAAATTAAAAAAGAGAGGCATTATGCCTGACATGGTCCTGTGTGACTATGCTGACCTCCTCCGCCCAACCAGACAGTCTAATGAGAAGCGACACGAACTTGAGGAGACCTATGAAGGACTTCGAGCCCTCGCTCAAATATACGAGATACCAGTTTGGACAGCTTCACAAACAAATCGTAGTGGGCTTAACGCTGAAGTCATTACCATGGAAGCAATTTCCGAGGCCTTTAATAAGTGTTTTGTAGCTGATTTTATCTTCTCGTTATCGCGGACTGTAACTGACAAGCAGTCGAATAAAGGAAGAATTTTTGTAGCAAAGAATAGAAATGGTCCCGACGGGCTTGTCTTCCCCTGTTTCGTTGATTGGTCAGATGTAACAATCAAGGTGTTAAGTAGGGAAGATAACGATACAGAAATGCCCAGCACAACAGATGCTTTGAGCATGCTGAGNCAAAAATATAGCGAATTAAGNGCAAAATAGGAGACGCATGATGGATTTAGAAAAGAAAATATTATCAGATATAACCGTACACATGAAGTACGCTCGGTTTTTAGAGGACAAAAATCGGAGAGAAAACTGGGAGGAACTTGTAACCCGTAACATAAACATGCACAAAAAGAAATTTCCTTCATTGACAAATGAGATTGAAAATGCTTATCAATATGTTTACCAGAAAAAGGTACTGCCCTCCATGAGATCAATGCAGTTTGGAGGCAAACCCATTGAGGTTTCTCCAAATAGAATTTTTAATTGTGCGTATGCACCAATAGATAATTATCATGCATTTTCTGAAATAATGTTTCTACTTTTAGGTGGTACAGGGGTAGGTTTTTCTGTCCAGAAACACCATGTCCAGAAGCTACCAGAGATCCGTAGACCTTCAACAAGAAGTAGAAGGTTTCTTATTGGAGATTCAATAGAGGGCTGGGCTGATGCAGTAAAGGCACTAGCCGCTTCTTACTTCAAAGGTACCTCGCGATTACGTTTTGACTTTTCGGATATCCGTCCGAAAGGTGCGAGACTAGTTACATCCGGAGGAAAGGCCCCAGGCCCTCAGCCACTCAAAGAATGCTTAGTAAAAATAGAAGGAGTATTAGATGAAAAAGATGACGGAGAACAACTTACTTCCATTGAAGTTCATGATATCATCTGCTATATTGCGGATGCGGTTCTTGCTGGAGGTATTCGGAGGGCTGCTCTCATCTCTCTTTTCTCTGCGGATGACGAAGAAATGCTTGCAGCAAAATCAGGAAACTGGTGGGAACTCAACCCCCAACGAGGTCGAGCCAACAATTCAGTTGTTCTTATGCGTCATCGTATTGATCGGAACACTTTTATGTCTATCTGGGATCGAGTTCGTGAGTCTGGAGCCGGAGAGCCAGGTTTTTATTTTTCAAACGACAAAGATTGGGGAACCAATCCCTGCTGTGAAATAGGTTTGAGACCAAATCAATTTTGTAATCTTACCGAGGTCAACGTCAGTGACGTAAACACCCAAGAAGAGTTAGAAAATAGAGTAGCTGCAGCAACGTTCATAGGGACCCTTCAAGCGTCCTACACCGACTTCCACTACCTGCGCCCCATCTGGAAGCGAAACACGGAAAAAGATGCCCTTGTTGGCGTTTCTATGACAGGAATAGCCTCTGGTGGAGTTCTGAGTTTGAATCTAACAGCAGCATCGCTAATAGTTAAGAGAGAAAACAGAAGAGTTGCGATGCAAATTGGAATTAAACGAGCAGCAAGGACNACTTGTGTAAAACCAGCAGGNACTACATCCTTGGCTCTAGGAACATCAAGCGGGATTCATGCNTGGCATAATAATTATTATATACGCAGAATTCGCGTAGGAAAGAGTGAAGAGATTTATAACTATCTTTTAAAAAACCTCCCGGAATTAGTTGAGGATGATAAATTCCGGCCACATGACACAGCGATTATTAAAATACCACAGAAAGCACCCGAGGGGGCCATAACACGCCATGAAAGCGCTTTGGATTTACTGCGAAGGGTAAAGGCCCTAAGCGACACTTGGATCCAAGGAGGACACCAAAATGGCAACAACACGCACAATGTATCCGCAACCATTACTATCAAGCCGGATGAATGGAAAGCTGTTGGTGAATGGATGTGGCTTAACAGGAAGAGTTATAATGGTCTATCGGTGCTTCCTCATTCTGGTCATACTTATGTCCAAGCCCCTTTTGAAGATTGCACAATTGGGGAATATGAAACTTTATTAAAATATGTCAAAAGAATAGACTTGGATCTAATTATAGAAGAGCAAGATGAAACCAATCTTACGGGAGAGTTAGCCTGCGCTGGTGGCTCTTGCGAAATTTTTTAGGAGAGAAACACATGCGAGAACGACTCGAATTAATTATTGAAGAATTGAAAAGAGCTATGACTGATATCGAAAAGGTAGAGTCTGGAACCTATGGATTTAAAGCAGCAGCCCCACGGGCTCGCAAAGCTGCTCTTACAGCCATAAAAGAACTAAAAGAATTGAGAGCAGATATACAATCGAAGAAAAATTCTCACGATTAATGTTTGACAATAGCCTTTGAGTATGTTATAATATAATATGTTAAAAGGCTTTGGTCGTATTATTGGAGGAAAAATGTATTTAGAACCAAAAAATCGTCATCTTTTAATTCTCCCGTTAGAAGAAGAGGAAAAGAAAAGCACTATAGTTTTACCCGAGGAATATACAAAGCCCAAATCGCCTTATGTGGTTTGTGATGTCCTCGGAGTCTCTACTGATTGTGAAGTAGCAGTAGGTGTAGGGGATCGTATAGTTGTTGAAAGAAGGATGCTTTGCGAAGTAAAAGCGATGGGAGAAACTAATTATTTAGTATTAGAGAATTATGTGTACGGGAGATTACAACATGAATAAAGAAATGTTAAAAAATCTGATCAAAAAAGTGATCATTGAGAATAGAAAAAAAAGCCTTATCCTTTTTGAAATCAAAGAGCCCAAGTACGATAGGTTAATTTCCATCCTTGAAGGCCAAACAGATATAAAAACTGTAGGAATAATGTCAGGCCAAAATCCGATGGCTACTGATGTTGGCGCCGATAGGAATGTTGAGCTTAAGCAACAATTGGAATCTGAATTGAATAATCAAAATCTCAAATTCATAAGAATTGGAGGCATCTTTAGTGGCAATCCCGAAAAATCGGTTGTTATCATCAACCCCACAACGGAACAAATGGAACTTCTCAATCGGCAATTTAATCAATGGGGGTTTGTTTTTGGTAAAAAAATCCCGATGAATCGAGAAGAATTTTTTATGGCATTTACGATGTATGAGATTGATTATGATAACCCAATGGGGTTCCGACAAGCACCTGGATCTAAGGAAACAGGGTTCGTTGTTAAAGATCAGGAACTTCAAGGTGTAGAGGACGATGTCTCATTCGATCCTACATCTAATAAGAAGTTCGGACTTGAACTTTATGAGGTTGATGATGAAATATGAGACGACCATTAATTTATATCAGGATGATATAGGAAAGGTTCAATATATAGACCACATGGGCACCGACCTCACAATTGTGAACAGTGCCCGTGTTTCATTTGGAGTAGAAAAGGAGGAACTCGATGATAGAGATAAGAAACTTGTTAACTATCTTGTTAAACACAGACACACGAGCACGTTCGAGCACAATGTGGTTACCTTTAAGTTTGTCGTTCCTCTTTTTGTGCGCTCTCAACACATGCGACATAGGACCTGGAGTTACAACGAAATTTCCAGAAGATATACAGATAAAGATCTTGCTTTTTATTGCCCAATGTCATTCCGTACTCAGCATAAGTCCAACAGGCAATCTTCTAATCAAGATGAAATAAACCCAATTCTTTATCCGGACTTATCAGACCCAGAATTTGGGATATCCTGCGGTGAAGAAGTTAGAAAACACGCCGGTAGATCGATCATTTTATTTGAGAACCTAATGGCTGCAGGTGTATGTAGGGAGCAAGCCCGCATGGTATTACCTCAGAATATGTACACGGAATATTACGGCACTTGTAATCTAAACAATTTACTTAAATTTATAGATCTCAGGACGCACCAAGGAGCCCAACAAGAGATTCAAGATGTAGCCCAAGGCTGTTTGGAGATTGCTACAAACTTGTGGCCGGAAGCAGTGAATGCCTATCGGAGGGCAAGATGTGTTTAAGAAAGGAGACTTGTTCTTTTTTAATAACGAAGGAAAAATGTTATTCCAGTATGTAGGTGGTGAGAACGGTCTTATCATGAGTGAAAGATATCTTCTCCATGAAAAAGATTACGAATCAGAAACACCTGTTCTCCAATATTATGGCTATGATGTTTTAATCAAGGGAAGACTATTTATAGAAATACCAGAAAAGTTTTTGTTGAGGATCATAAAAGATGAAAAAAATACTGAATGAGTGGAAAAATTTCCTTAAAGAAAATTCGAGATTTGAAAACGATCAAGACGTCCAAAAGCATTTGGTGAATATTTTATTAGGGCGCATAGATTTCCCTCAAGTCTATAATTATTCCGACGGAGGAGCGGCTTATAAAAGTTACATTTCAGTTGTCGAAACAAGCGGCGTTGTTAAACAAAAAGAGGCCGAACAAATGGGTCTACACGCAGCCCGAAAAGAGACACAAAAAAGAACACCAGAAAGAAAAAAAATTGATACCCAGATTGATCGACTGGGAAGAGAAATTGGTAACACTCTTGGGGGTCTATCTTACTATTGGTATAAGGCCGGAGGAAAGGATTCCGCAGCCTTTATTGTTCAACAAAAATTAGATGTTTTTTTAGCCCAATTATCTGAAAGTCAGACCGAAGATTTTAGAGAAAATTACGGTGAATATTTGGGCTTCGCCGATGGCGAAATGGGCGTAGCGTTTCCGGCTAAATTAGCTCGCAAAACCAAGATGATAGGTGACCAGCAAGTGAACGATGTTTGGCTTGTTAACGATGGAAGGCAACTCCTTATGCACATCGTTAGTACTTGGGCCAATCCCGAGGTGTAAGTGGCAGATCTAGAAGTACACTACAAAGAACTCAATCTGGGCAAGACAATAACGTGTTTATTGCACTCGTTTCGCACTGAAACTCCTTGCGTGTTAATATCGCCCATTCCGCCCTTTAATTTAGATGTACAGTATAGTGCCTATGACTTTTCATGGCTTGGTGTTGACGCTGCAACACCACTGCAAGTCTGGGATCGGCTTTGTTTTTTACTGAGCATGTCCGGAATTTTGCTTTTTCCTAACAACATTGCGGGTTACCGTAAAGAAAATGAAAATTTAGTGCTACTCACTAATTTCAACAAGAGAATCACTATTTCCTATGATAAATTGAACGAATTTGATCATCAAGAAACCGGTTGGCATCACGTTTATGATTTCTACAATTGGAGAGTTGGAGGTAGTCATGACATCAACGAAATTATTGACCCCCAAGACGAGTTTATAAAGACCATAAAATTCTTCTCTTCTGAGAGAGAAAATGTTGGGTCTCGTGTGAAAGATTTGGTGGGCATTTCTTATCTGTCTGACGAGCAAATAAACGACGTAGAGTTGTCCCCAATTTACTCGAGATTAAAGATGTTGCAGATGATAAAAAATGAAGGAATTCAAGGCAGCGTAGTTGGCTATAATTCGAGAGGGTTACCAAAATTTCGAAAGCCCGTAATTGAATTTAATAAGCGCATCGTTGTGCCACATTACATCCCGGAAATTTCGTTCAAAGATGTCTACGAAATGAAGCAGAAAAAAGGTTACACATGGAAGTTACTAGAGAAAATGATACAACATACTTTCACCTAGCCGGAATCGTTCCCATTGCTGGACAGCCCTTAGATTTTGACCAAGCATGGCCCGACTGTTTGATGCCTATTGCTCCGGACTATTCTCTGCTCGAAGCGGCCGTGGCTGAGTGTGCTTATGCTGGTTGCGACACGATTTGGATCATCTGCAATGACGACATTTCGCCGCTTATAAAAAAGAAACTTGGAGACTTCGTAAAGGACCCGGTCTATGCTCACCGGAGGCACGAGAGAAAGCCAGATCAGACCATTCGCTACATCCCAATATACTATGTGCCCATTCATCCCAAGGATAGAGACAAAAGAGATTGTCTGGCTTGGTCAGTCATCCACGGATCACTCTCAATTTTTAAAATTGCTGATGAGATTTCCAAGTGGGTAGTGCCAAATAAATATTATGTAAGTTTCCCTTACGGCCACTTCCCAGCTTGGCAACTTCGAGAACATAGAAAACTCATTTCTTCATCCAAAAACTTTTATATTTCCGCTGAAGGTCAGACTCTTAAAGATGGGCTTTACGCCTCCTTTACTTTTGGCAAAGAGGAGTTCATAGAATTCAGAAAAGTGATAAGATCTGGAACCGGAAGATTCCGTCCCGGTTCTGATTGGCAAGACCATGATTCTCTACCAATTGAAGAAAGATGGTCTGCTCGCTTCTTTCCAATTGAGAAGGTTTTTGCTCCATTTAATTTTGAGAATGCGGTAGAGGTGCAAGTAAAAGAGTTTTATAATATTTCTTCCTGGTGTGAGTATAAAAAATTTATTGCTGCCAATGTAGATAAAGAGATAAAACGTCCTACAAAGACCATCCTTACGAGACAAAAGTGCAAACCAATTGCGCGAAACTACTTAGAACAGGATGAAGAAAAAACTTAAATTTAAATTTCTGCTGGATTGTTATCGCTCCAAATTATCGGAGCTAGAGTATGTCGAAGAGGTGTTCTCCGAAGCCAGCGTCGAGTTTGAAATTTATAAAAAGAGGTTTTGTAGTAAAAAGCAAATAAACATCCCCGCACTAAATCATAAACACACAGAAAGACTCCAATGTATATTTACTCCCCAGCATCTTTCTAAGAACATAAAAGACAACCAATCCTTAATGCCCCAGGCTTCCAAGAAGATTTTTCGTCAGATAGCGCGTAAGTTTCATCCCGACAAACTTTCTGCTGATGATCCCCTTCGGGACGAATATACTGATGTTTTCAAAAAAGCCACGGCCGCTGTTGATAACCACCAGTGGTCTCATTTGGTTGATATAGCGGAGAAATATGGGCTGGATTTGGACAGTTACGAGTCGATTAATGAACTATTGTTGGTTGACATCAAAAAAACCACTCAACAAATAGACAACAGAAAAAATTCTTATGCATGGATGTTTTACCATTGCGAGAGAGACGAAGACAAAGATAAATTGATGAAAAAGTTCCTAAATTTTGTGTACATAAATTATACAGATCTTACTTGACAAAACTATTTAATCGTGTTATATTATAATTATAATAAGGGCTCGCAATGGCTTCGACGGGTTAGAATCAAGGAGAGAGTGCATGCAGGCGTGAATCAGCCTTAATCGTTCAAATTTTTATAAACGCAAACAATAATTTGTTTTTCGACGAAGTCGCTTTAGCGGCTTAATCGGGTGGTCGTCTCAAACCATCTATCCA